TCACCAACGGGCCACTGGGCACTACTGACACCACGGCTCCCACCGTGCAGTCCAGCACTCCGGCTGACGGTGCAACCGGCGTATCTGTGAGCGCTGACCTGACGGTTACCTTCAGTGAAGCAATCCAAAAGAGTCTGGCCACTTCGGACAACTTTATACTCATCGCATCCGACGGCACTGTTGTGGACTGCACCGTATCAGCAGACGCCGCCGGCGAAATCGTCACCATCAACCCGGACAGCAACCTGGATGCGTTGTCGGATTACATTCTGATAGTCAGCACCAATGTCAAGGACCTGGCCGGCAACGCGCTGGCCGCGCCATACGTGGTCAACTTCACTACTGCTTAAAACCGGGCGGCCTTCGGGTCGCCCCTTTGCTTATACATAAACACTAAAACCGGGAGGTAATACCGTGAATCAACTGCCCCAGATAACCATAAACGGCAAGAAGTACACCATGCCCAAGCCGAAAATCAAACTCTGGCGTCACCTGATAAAGTTCAATGAGGCCCGGGAGAACGGCGAGCTTGAGGGCGAAAAAATGCTGGACGAAATGATCGACCTGGTTGTTATAGCCTTCAACAACCCTGATGTAACCAAGGAAGCCGTTGAAGAAAACGTGGGGTTTGAGGAACTTGCAGTTCTGTTCACTTACATTAACCAGCATGTAAGCGCGATAGCTGGCCAGAAGGCGGCGCAGTTCCCAAACGGAAAAACTCCGGCAGGGACATAAGCCACCTGTCGGAGTATCAAAAGACAATATATTATTGCTTAAATTTTTGTAAGGCTTTTGGTAAACTCCTGCACGAGGTTGACAATGAAGATATGGAGGACTTTTTTGATTTACTTATAGTGGTCGAGTTGACCGAAGATAAACGCACTGCGGGAGAAAAACCTGTGCGAGTTTATGCGGACCAGGTTGGTTTAATATAAGCACTCTCATAAAGAGGGTGTTTTTCTTTTGGGGGTGGCAAGTGTGGCGGAGACAATCAGGGGCATCAACGTAACAATCGGAAGTGACACAACGGGCCTGGGTAAGGCCCTGGCCGACGTAAACAAAAAGAGCCGGGATATTCAGTCCGAGCTACGCCAGGTAGAGCGGCTTTTAAAGTTCGATCCATCCAACACCGAACTCCTGGCACAAAAACAAAAACTGCTCTCCGACGCTATTGCCACTTCCAGCGAAAAGCTGGAAAGGCTTCGTGCCGCCCAGGAACAGGTAAACGAACAGTTCCAGCGCGGTGAAATCAGCGAGGGCCAGTACCGGGCGTTCCAGCGGGAGATCGTAAAAACGGAACAGGCACTGCAAAAACTTGAGCAGCAGGGCAAAGGAGCCAAGAGGTCACTTGCCGATTTGGCCAACACCCTTAAAGACGCTGGCGATAAGCTTAAAGGTATTGGACAAAACTTATCCTTAACTGTAACAGCTCCCATTGCTGGTTTTGTGGCCCTGGCCACTGAAGGCACAAAAGAGCTCCGTCAGGAGTTTGCAAAACTGGAAACCAACGCAAAGTTGGCCGGGGTTAGCCTTGCCACCACCGACAAGGCCATGCGCGAGTTGAACGCTGTCACCGGCGAAACCGACTCGAATGTTGAAGGCTTATCAAACCTCATGGAAGCCGGGTTTGATGACCAGAACATGGAGGAAATACTCAACAACGTGGCCGGGGCTGCAATCAAGTTTAAGGACACACTAAAGTTCGAGGGTATCGCTGATGGCCTGCAGGAGACTCTAGCAACCGGTGAAGCCATTGGACCATTCGGAGAGCTTCTCGAGCGTCTTGGAGTGAATTTGGACGACTTTAACGCCGGGCTCCAGGAAGCCACGGAAAACGGCACCCAGCAACAGTATGTGCTGGATGTCCTGGCCAAGCATGGTTTGGCAGATGTATATGAGGCGTACAAGAAAAATAACGCTGAGTTAATTGAAAGCGCAAATGCACAATACGACCTGCAGCAAGCCCTGGCTGACCTGGGTGCATTAATTGAGCCGATTGTAACCCAGATTGTAAACAAAGTAGCGGAACTGTTGAATTGGTTTAATGGATTGAATAGTGAAACCAAAAAAATAATCCTTGTAATTGGTGGTCTGGCTGCCGCAATCGGCCCATTGCTTATAGTAATCGGTACATTATCCGCCGCCATAGCTGCTATTTCAGCGCCAGTAGCCATAGCCGTGGGAGCTATTACTGGGCTTATTGCGATTGGCGTCTTACTATATAAAAACTGGGATGAGATAAAGGAGAAGTTGTCTGATATTTGGGAGAGCATCAAAGACACGGCCGAAGATATTTGGGACAACATAAAAGATACAGCTGCAAGCATCTGGAATAACATTAAAGACTTTTTCAAAAAATGGGGCGATGAAATACTTTTAATCACCGTTGGCCCGGCTGGTTGGGCCGTACTGCTGGCCAGAAAGCTGGCTGAAAACTGGGGTAGCATCAAGCAGGTAGCCCTTAGCATCTGGAATAATATTAAAACTGGCATTAGCAGTATTTGGAGTAATATCACCGGCGCTGTAAGCAGTGCAGGTATAAACCTGTACAATACGGTTCGTGGCAAGCTTGAAGATTTATGGGGCTATATAAAATCCATTCCGAGCAGGGCGTACAGTTGGGGCCGCGATATTATTGACGGGCTAATTGACGGTATACGTTCGCTTCATATCCCCATGCCTCATTTTGATTTTTCAGTAGATTGGAAAGAAGTAGGCGGAGTGAGTTTTCCAGTACCTGATGTGGATGTTGATTGGTATAAACGTGGCGGCATCTTTACAAGCCCACAGATTGTGGGTATCGGTGACGTTCCAGAAGCGGTAATGCCTCTTCACAAGCTGCAGCCAATGCTTACAGAGGCCCTTGTTGCCGCGGTAGAGCGCATCAGCCCTTCTGTCCAGGCAGCGCCGGTGTTTGCCGGTACCGCGGGGTCAGGCCAGGCAATCAATGTCACGCTCACGCTTGACGGCGCCGTGCTATCCCGTCAATTAGTATACCTGAACCAGAGCAAGCTGAGGGGGCAAGGCCGATGATCACCTTCAAGGGTGTGCATGCCAACGCATATAAACTGGCTGTGCGGATAAAAAAATGGGCGATGGTTCCCTCTTTAAGTGAAAAATATGTTAGTGTACCCGGCCGCCACGGGAGCTATCTTTTCCCCGGGAAACGCAATGACCTTTTGATAGATCTTGAATGTGGGTATGTGGGTAACAACCGGGAGGATATGCATGCAAAAGGATTGGAAATTAAGGCCTGGCTCTACTCCGAAGAGCGCGATGTCCTGTCGTTTGATGTTCTTCCCGGTAAGCATTTTGTAGGTAAACCAGAGGGAGAAATTGACCTTGAGCCGTTTTTTGCTTTGGGCAGGTTTGATATCACTTTCCGTTGTGAGCCGTTTGCCTACGGGGAAGAACAGCAAGACAACTTTGTAAATGACTCAATAACCGTAAACAACACCGGGACAGCGGAAACGCCGCCGGAATTTACAGTTACCTTCACAGCGGCGGCAAGCGAGTGGAAGGTTACCTTGGGCAGCAAATATGTCAGGGTGGTGCGTGATTTTCAGGTTGGTGATATTCTTGAAGTCAACTGTGCCACCGGAGCGGTACTGGTCAACGGGATACGTTCGATGCTTTTCCTGGACTGGCAGAATAGCGAATTTTTTACCCTGGCGCCGGGCAATAATGACTTAACTGTTTTGCCGGCCGGTGTTTGCGCTACGGAAATAAAATGGACCCCGAGGTGGTTATAAGTGGGAAATTTAAAAGTTATTACTGATGACATAGAAAGCCAACCTCTCAATGAGAATTTTGCGAATAACTGTGCCTATGGCGTTTCATCGAACGGTACAGATGACTACGCCATAACCCCTGTACCAGCACCTATTTCCTACATTGCAGGTCAAATGTTTCGGTTTAAAGCGGATGTGGCCAACACCGGGGCTTGCACGCTGAATGTCAACACCCTGGGCGCGAAGGCTATCAAAATGGAAGACGGCTCTGACCCGGCAAATGGCATGATCCAGGCCGGAGCCATTGTGACGGTGATTTATGACGGCACTTATTTTAGAATTCCAAACAGCGGTCTTATGTCGCATTTGGCCGAAAGTGCGCCACACCAACAGCAGGAATTATTATACCTCACTGACCCCATCTCCGGCAAAACCTACCGCTTTGGAATAGACGGCTCTCAAAACCGTATGTATTACGAGGAGGTGGTCTAATTGGAATTACTCCCTAACAGAGACGATGCCCTTAATTCAACAGTCAGGACGCCAGTGACCGGCGTGGCTACTGTGATTGCAACCGCAGCGGAAATTTTTGCTGGTGCGTCCCGTTTAGCCGGAAGGCGGCGAATGTTGATCAAAAATGAAAGTGATAGCCTGCGCGTTCGCATTGGTAGTGCCTCTGTCACCCAGCAAAACGGATTTCCCATTGAGCCGGGGGCAGTGTTGGAAATTGAGTTTGATCCTGAGACTGACGTGCCTATATATGCCATTTCAGAAGGTGCTGAAGTTGAAGTGGCGGTTATGGAGTATTAAAAATCAGGAAGGAGTGAGTGGTTATGCCAAAATATAAAACTACTATTGAGACTCAAGAAGAAAGCATATTAAGAGTGACTTGGGAAGATGACAATGGCAATGTAATTGTATCGGGTGAGAAAAAAGTCAAAGGCGGCCAAGGCGAGGCAAAGAAGCTTGAGAAAGCCTTCGCCAACGACCTAAAAAAGAACTTCGCAGAGAGGTTCCCTGCTCCAATAGTGCCGCCGGGGTTGGAAGATGAGTTGGAAGGCGGTGGCGCATAATGAAGTACGTTAGTGGGCCTTACACCCAGGGGCAAATCGCAAGGAATATCATCGAAGCAGAAACAGCATTAACAACTCGCTGGCTTAATGGCGGAGCGATTACCGACGCTGCCGAGCAAAAGGATTGGCAGAAACGAATTGAGGACTTGAGCTTTGGCCGCAATACCGTGATGTTTGGAACTAGCGCGGAGGCAGCTGGCTACCCGGCGGTCATGGTCCGATTCCCGGCTATTTCCTTAGAGAGATTCGGCTTTGGTTGGCCAAACCAGGTGCATCCTGCATTCATCGTGAACGGGCAGATACTTCCGGAGGTTTGGCTGGCAAAATTCAAGAGCGCATACGTGGGCAGTGTCGGCGTGGATGGTGGAGTTGTTAGCTTGCGGGGGCTTGACCCAGGAAACACTAAAAACTTTGATGATAATTTAAGCTATCATGCTAATATGGGTGCCGGGTTTCATATGCAAACAATGGCCGAACACGCGTTAAAGGCTTTACTTTGCAAGAAGCAAGGCTTTTGGCCAAGGGGAAATAACAACTGGGGATCTGATGTGAGTGTTCCGTCTGAATTTGGCTCACCTACCCATAAGTATGATGACACCAGAATGGGCAGGACGGCAACCGGAAGCGGACCCTTAGCATGGAACCATGACGGCACCCCTTTCGGCCTTGCTGATGTAAACGGAAACGTCCGCGAGTGGTGCGGCGGCATGAGGCTGGTTGATGGAGAAATTCAGATACTAGAAAACAATGACGCAGCGGATAATACTGCAGACCAAACCGGCACTGGCAATTGGAAAGCTATCCTGCAGGACGGCAGCCTGGTAGCACCTGGTACTGCTGATACATTGAAATACAATGCCACTAATCCTGATGGTAGCGGAACTATAGAAATCGCCACTGCTGTGACAAACCAATCTGACGGCACCACCTATGCAACAAACTCATTTGAAACAACAGCTGCCGCAGCTGGCGTCACGGTACCGGAGATATTAAAGCAGTACGCGCTAGCCCCTATCGATGCCGACCATGGTGGCGACAGGCATTATATGCGTAACTTGGGAGAGCGGCTCCCTTTCGTTGGTGGCTCTTGCGTCTTTGGCTCGTCTGCGGGTGTTTTCTACCTGTACCTGTACCGCGAGCGGACGTTTTCCTCTTGGGATATCGGTGCTCGCCTGGCTTTTTGTAATCTGTAATCTGTGAACTGACTATCTGGTTGGGCGGGCGACAGCCCGCTCTCTGTTTAATAAAGGGGCGTGGAACTACGGAAGATTTCAAAATACTTCAGAAAACCTATGACATGATTGAGTACGGGTATACTTGCTTGCGCCAGTTTCCGAAATCCGAAAAATTCACGCTGGCAGCCGAAATAAAGGATACCATGATAAGGCTTTTAAAGTTAATAATCCGGGCTAACAAGCGGTATTACAAAAAGACTACCCTCCAGGATATCGATATTGAATTGGCGACACTTAGAGCATACATAAGGCTGGCAAAAGACTTGAAATTCTTACCCATAAAAAAGTACGAGAACTGGAGCAAGATGTTGAGCGAAATTGGCAAAATGCTTGGCGGCTGGATTAAAAGTGCAAAGAAATAAAAATTTAGGGTATGCGCCGTTAGCGGCTCCCTAACGTTGGTGGCAATTGCGACAATGGCTCGAATGCGGGTGTTTTCTACCTGAACCTGAACAACGAGCGGACGAATTCCAATTGGAATATCGGTGCTCGCCTGGCTTAAGCCTCATAAGCCAGAAGGCGTTAACCCAAGGGTTAGCGTCCAGTGCATGAGGAAAAAGGGGCGCATATCCTTGCCTACTGCCTGATTGGGCAGGCAAAAAACTGAATTGCCGGGGAGGCAGTTAGTAGCCATCTTGTTTGGTGAACGGTGTCACACCCGGCACCTTTTTATAAGGTGGTGATGCATTGAAGAAACTCAAAGGGCTTTATGAGCAGATTTACGACTTTGAAAATCTTCACGAGGCATACAGAGAAGCCCGTAAAAACAAGCGGTACCGGGACGAGGTTCTTAAGTTCAGTGCCAACTTGGAAGAAAACCTAATCCAAATCCAGAATGAGCTGATTTGGAAAACTTACAGCGTCAGCCGGTACCGGGAGTTCTTTGTTTATGAGCCCAAGAAACGGCTCATTATGGCCCTCCCGTTCAAAGACCGGGTGGTGCAGTGGGCCATTTACCGGGTGCTAAACCCTTTAATAGAACGCCGGTACATTTATGACTCTTACGCCTGCCGGGTGGGCTATGGCTCCCACAGAGCCGTTAACCGGCTGCAGTGTTGGCTGCGCAAATTGGAGCGAAAGCATGACCGCGTTTATATTCTCAAGCTGGACATTTCAAAGTATTTTTACCGTGTCGACCATGATGTTTTGATGAAGATATTAAGGCGGTTAATAGGTGACGAGGATCTCCTTTGGCTGTTGGAGGTCATTGTTCGCTGCGAGCACACAAACTTTGGCCTGGTCCTGGGGGACCATGTTTTTGATGGTGAACGTGTCGGCGGTGTCGGCATGCCAATTGGAAATTTAACCTCGCAGATGTTTGCAAACCTTTACTTGAATGAGCTAGACCAATTCGTAAAGCACACCCTGCGGGAGAAGCATTACATGCGGTATATGGACGATGCCTTGGTGCTGCACCCCGATAAAAAGCACCTATGGCAAGTCAAGCAGGAAATCCAGCGTTTTGTAGAAGATGAGTTGCACCTGGTGCTCAACAACAAGACCACCGTCCGGACGATTAACCAGGGCGTGGATTGGGTTGGGTACCGGGTTTGGAGCACGCACTGTAAGTTGAGGAAATCGACCGCCTACAAAATGAAAAAGCGGCTTAAATATTTACAAAAAGCCTATGCGAGGGGTGAAGTAAATTTTGAGGATGTAGACGCAAGTGTGCAAAGCTACATAGGAGCGCTTAAACATTGCAATAGTTATAAATTACGCGAAAAACTTTTTAATAGTCTTGTTTGGAAGAGAAATTAATACACATTCGGATTAAAATGTGCAATAACTAGACGCCTGAAGGAGGCGTTATTTTTATGCTCTATATTTTTAATCAAGAAGAAAAACTTCAAGCAGTTCTGAACGCCTCAGACATGCCCGGCAGATACCAGGAAGTATACCAGTATGACCAGGGGCACCAGTATGACACTGGGTTGCAATACAAAAAATGGTCAGACAAAGACCCCTGTCCGTACTGGGACGCGGTGCACCGTGAGGCACTCAACGGTGAAAATACTTTCACCTTCACGGTTCCAGCTGGCCATCCATTCGCGCAATATGTGACCGAGGGAAACCTAGTAGCGTTCAAGGACCTGGACGCTGACTTCCAGCTTTTCGAGATCAAACGAGTGACTGACATCCACGGAGACGGCCTGACCCGCACGGCTTTTTGCGAGCACGCTTTCTATGAACTCTTGGATGATTTCATTGAGGACGTACGTCCTACCGACACAAGCGCCAATTTTGCACTGACGCAGGCCCTTTCCGGTACCCGCTGGGAAGTCGGCACCGTGGCTGACCTAGGCACGAACAGTACGAACTACTATTATGAAAATGCTCTATCCGCCGTACAAAAAGTTGTCTCCGTGTGGGGCGGGGAACTCCGTTTTCGCGTGGTTGTCACCGGTGGGGTCATTTCCGGCCGGTACGTTGACCTGCTGGCCAGGCGCGGCAAGGATACCGGCAAACAATGGGAATATGGCAGGCACATACAGAGTATTGAACGCGAAATTGACCTGACCACCACTAAAACAGCCCTCTATGGCCGGGGCAAAGGCGTTGAAACTGAAGCGGGCGGCTTTGGCCGGCGGCTGACTTTTGCCGACGTGGAGTGGTCTGTTGCAAACGGTGACCCGGTAGACAAACCCTTGGGGCAGGAGTGGGTAGGGGACCCTGATGCGCTGGCGCAGTGGGGTCGTCCAGGCGGCAGGCACCGGTTCGGGACATTTGAGGATTCCGAAGAAACTGACCCGGAAGCTTTGTTGCAGAAAACATGGGACGAATTGCAGGAGCTCAAAACACCGCGGGCGACATACCGGATGACCGTACTTGATTTGGAAAGGTTGTCTGGATACTCTCACGAAAAGGTTCGCCTGGGCGATACAACCCGGTGCATTGACCGCAAGTTTTCGCCTGAGCTTCTGGTTGAGGCCCGGGTGATTGAAATTGACCGTGATTTGCTTCGCCCGGAAAATACGAAAATCACCATGGGCAATTTCTTCCCCACGTTGGCTGATGATGTCCTTGTGCAGCGGCAAATCAACCGGACTGTATCGGCGGCGTTCAGCCCAAGCACCGGCAAGCTGGCTACCGCGTGGCTGGATGGAAAAATAGACGTACTCACCAACCAGCTTCAGGCCACAACATCAAACTGGTACACGGACGACAACGGAAATATCGTATTTGAAACCCAGGACGGCACCGCAGCCATGATGCTGACCGGCAACGGGTTTATGTTGTCGAACGAAAAGGATGGAAACGGCGCATGGATATGGAGGACGTTCGGCACTGGTGATGGCTTCACGGCGGACGAAATCAATGTAGGCGAATTAAATGCAGCCCTGGTCAAAATAGTCGGGAACAGCTACTTTTATTGGGACGGTGACTACCTCTATATCGTTGACCCAGCGGATCAAAACAAGCAGATCCGCCTGAGCAAGGAAGGTATCCGCTTCACCGGTGACGGCGGCCAGACCTGGACCGTAGCAATTAGTGTTGATGGGATTATGGCTGATGCTATTAATGCGATAACCCTGTCGGCCATAAGTGCCAATTTGGGCGAAATAACGGCGGGATATTTAAAATTTCAAGATCCAGGGGTGAACCAAGGAATAGAACTGTGGGCCGGGACAGTATTAAAGCTTGCAATTGGTTTACTATCAAGTGGAAAAATTGGGGTAAAGATTGCAGACGGCGAGGTATATTCCACAATAATTCGAAGCGGTGCAGAGGGTGCTACAACCTATGTTGCATTATTACCCGATAACGAGTTAAGTGGATTTTATGAAGGTAAAAAAGTTTTTGAATTGGTTTCAGGTGGTTATAATGGAAATATTTCAGTTTATGCAAACGAAGGCTCCAGTGAAGAACGTGTCAGAATGTCTGCTGATTATGGTAGAGACGGTGTATCTTATGGTGTAATTCAAGAAGGTTATAACTCAACCGTAGGTGTCGGTATCAAGGGACCATATTCAGGCATATGGGTCGATCCCGATGGAGAAATAGAGATCGACCCATATGATGGCACAGGAAAATATTGCAAAGTTTTGGGCAACTTTGCTGTAATTGGCGGCGCAAAAGATGCGATTCAAGAAACACTAAGCTATGGACAGGTACACTTATCAGTCCGTGAAAGCCCTGATGTGAGATTTGTCGATGAGGGAAAAGGAGAACTGGTTAATGGTGAATGCAAGATTAACCTAGATCCAATATTTTTAGAATGCATTGAACCAGACGCAGAAAATACCCCATGGTTTATTCGTTTGACACCATATGGTGATTTTTGCTTGAAAGTTGATAAAATCGGGGCTGATTATTTTATAGTTCGTCAAGTAGGCGGCGGAACTGATAGTGGTCAATTTGTGTGGATTTTGTCTGCTGTTCGCAAAGGTTATGCTGGTAGACGATTTGAAAAAGAGCAGGACCCGGCCACAGACCCGGTTTTAACTTCAAACTGGGAAGACGAGCTTATTTAAAAAAGGGGGTATATCTATGCCAGGCAAAGGGCGAAGATCAAGCGCTTGGGAAGATATATGTATAGACAAGGATAGCGGAGAGCTTATAATTACCAGACAAGAACGCCTAAACATAAGAAAAGACACTGTCGATGTAAACGATTTAAAAAAGCAACTAAATAATGAGTTGCGTGGCATAGTTAAGAGAATCAAATCTTTAAAAGCACGCGCCGAAGAGATAAAGGAGATACAAGCAAAATTAGAAGCAGGGCCTATTGACCCTGCTCATTAACCGAAATTTTGATAATAGTTTCCTGTTTTTCAGCATCCCATTCAACCTGCGCGCCCAATGGCTCCGCTATCCACCGGGCCGGGAGAAAAGTGCGGCCATTTTCAGCGAACGGGGCAACGTCCATTTCAACTGGTTCGTTATTCACCAGCATGGTTTGCGAACCGAGTTGTAAAATTTCAGTGGCATTTTCAAATTCAAGTGTAACGGTTTGAGTGGAACCGTCCCATGAAATACCACTTTCGGTAGCACCAAGCGCATATGCAAGGTAACGGACGGGGACAAAGGTTCTTTCTTCTTTAATTATTGGCTTTACATCCATGGTTTTAGTTTCCATGGTGCCGGAATCGCTTGTAATTGTATAGGTTGGGCTATTAAGCGCAAAAGTGGTTACTGCAAACGAAGTAACAGGCTCTTTAGTCATTTCCTCCGGGGAATATTTACTTGTCCAGGAGTCGGAATTGCTATCATGATGAACGGGTGGGTTTCCAAGGCAGTCGGGCAACCCGGAAATAATAGCTAACATGGCATTGTCTTTATATTTTCCATAAGTGTAGGTGTGCACCGTGTTATCTGGTCCTGCGGCTGTAACAGCAATATCCGTTTCTGGCCTATATTGGTTGGTCAGTTCAAAAACAAAGGGGGTTATTTTTTGACTTGCTGATGTTGGGCTTTGTGGTTTGACGGTGAATTTATTAATTGCTAGTTCTTCATTATCGCCTCTGTAGGTGTATGTTGTTACCGAGCCTTCAGACACATAAACCAGGTCAATAACACTATGGGTAATTAAATCGGTGCTCCATTTGCCGCCTATTCTAATTTCATTTAATGCATCATGAGGTATGACCGCAAACGCCGGAGCAACATACACAACCATCATCACCAAAACCAATGCCAGCGCAAGTTTTTGTTTTAACATAGGCATTCCTCCTTTGAGTAAATTTTACCATAGGAGGTAGTAGTGTGCCATATCATTAATTGACAGATTTATCGGGTGGAATAGGTATATCTTTACACGAATAAGCGCCATCAGGCGTCTTTTTTATGCCCGGGCCCGCCCCGGGCGAATACATAGCGGGAGGTGGGGGTGGTGGACCTGGCCGATGAAATCATGGCTATTAAAATTGAGCAGGGCAAGCACGCGGAAAGGCTGGATGACCTGGAGGAATACCAGCGGCGACAAAATGGCTCCCTGCAGCGCGTTGAAGGGAAGGTTGAAAGGATGTACCAAATGGTCATCGGGCTTTTGGGCGGGGTGGTGGCTTCGCTTATTTTATTGGTCGTAAATTTGGTGGTGAAACCGTGAAAAAATGGTTTGGCAACGATGAGGATGGCCTCAGCATCCAGGATGTTATCGCCCTGGGTGCTTTTTTGTCATGGCTCGGCATTAGCGGGGCGTTTGCTTATTTTGCGATTGTCGGTACGCTGACCGATATACAGGTTAACTTTTACAGCACCTTTATTTGGCTGCCCACTACTGTTGTGGGCGGCGTGTTCGGGGTGCGGGCCATCGGTGGGCTGATGACCAAGCGGCAAAGCGGATATAGTCAAGTACCATATTATGGGGAGGATGCTTATGCAGATTACGGAAACAAACCTCCAATTTAAGGAGCTACACCCGCGCAAAGCAACGCAGCGGATTATTATCCACCATTCCGCCAGCCAAGGCGACGAGGATGCGGCCACTATTCACCGCTGGCACCTTGACCGTGGATGGAGCGGTTGCGGATACCATTTCATCGTAAGGAAATCCGGCGAGATTCAGCGCGGGCGACCGGAGCGTATGGTTGGCGCTCATGCTGGCAGGCAAGGGAACTGGAATAGTATCGGCATCTGTGTAGTGGGGAACTTCAACATTGAACGCCCGACCAAGGAGCAATTAGACTCCCTGGTGTGGCTGATTGGTCATCTGGAGGACAAGTACGGCCAACTGAAAGTTATAGGGCACAGGGACGTTATGGCCACTGATTGCCCGGGGAATTTGTTTCCATGGGAGCAGCTACGGGCTATGGTTCGGGGCAGTGCTCAGCCGGCCCAGGACGACGTGAGGCTCACTATAAACGGTAGGCCAACACAAGTGCCTTTACGGGTAGCAAATGGCCGTACTGAGGCATTGCTATCCGGGCACTGGGTACAGTTGCGGGACTTGGCTGGCCTGCTGCAGGCGGAAATAGGTTGGGATGCTGATACGCGGACCGTCAATTTTATTATTAAATAGGGGGATTATAATGGAAAACATGACTTTTGCGCAAAGCATCATGTACCTGGTCATTTCGGCGGCCGTGGCGATCGCCGCAGAATACCTGCGTCGGCGGCTGGGTGTTGAGCGGTTGAAGCAGATCCAGAAAGAATTAATCCTGAAGCAGGACCTGGCTGTGGTGGCTGTTAAGTATGCCGAGCAGGCCTGGCGGAACCTGGACGGAGAATCTAAGTACGAAGGCGCTTCTGAATGGTTAGCCGAGGCTCTGGAGGCACGGGGGATTCATGCTGAACCGGAAGATATCCGGGCGCTTATCGAATGGGCATTGCGTGAGATTAAAGACCAACTCGGCGAGGAATGGGCCAAGGTGAGCGAAGCATGAACCTGGAAGAGATGCACGCCCTCCTGGCCAGGGTCCGCCACCTGGCCGAAGTTGGCCTGGCCGTCGAAGACCAGCGCCACTGCCGACAGCTTTTGTCGGAGATTTGCTTGTCGTGTTCGGAATATGTGGTAAAATAAGTTTTCACCCCTCCCCGGGGCGTCGCCCGGCCGAATGGCGGCCGGAAAAATGTCGAAATTTTTGTGTAGTTATAATATTGCAGTAGTGGTAAAATGTCGTTTGGGAGGTAAGTTATGAGTAAAGTTTTTAACGCCTATATTGATGAAGCCGGTGATGAAGGTTTTACTATTCGAAATGGTGAATGGAAAAGTAGTAAATGGTTTATTATAAGCGCATTGGTTGTGCCTGAAGAGTTTGATAGGGATTTAGCTTCTGTAATTGATGATTTAAAAGATGAGTTCAGGAGTAAAAACAAGTTGAAGCCTTTGCATTTTCGATCTTTAAATCATAATAGAAAGAAGAAAGTGATTCAAGAAATTGTTAATAAGGGACATTTTAAAATTATTGGTATTGGTATAAATAAGACACGACTAATAAGTACGGACGTTTTAAAAAATGAAAAACAATTTTTATATAACTATGCAACTAGGTATTTATTAGAAAGAATATCCTGGTTAGTTGATGAATATAAAAGAAAAGTGAACCTAATATTTGAACACCGCAGAAATACTTCTTATAAGGAGTTGGATAGTTACATCCAAAGCTTATTGAATTAAGTTGTCAAGGTGTTGACACTTTGGGAATAAATAACAGCTCCCCTATTAGTCTTTTATAATATGTTTCTGGTGAGCCCTTGAGGGTCATTAAAACAAAGTGGTGCCGTTAGGGAAGTCTTGACGGCCGGGGTCCCCGCGTGTGGTACAATTAGATACCCGACGTGGGGTATAACCCTGAACATGTTCCCGGAGCCACCCCGTCGGTAGTTTAAACTAACCACACGCGGGGTGGCAGTCAAGACCACCACTTTGAACCATAATTTAGTTGTTATGCAACAGCTTTCGGGGCCGGAAGCAGAAGTTGCTCCTGGTTAGGCACAAAGAATACTTGTGCCGGTGTTCTACCCCTGGTACGACGGCCCCGATGTGGGCGTTGCCAGTTGTAGTAGCGAAGATATTGGTCCAGGTCTAACTGGAGTTCCTCTATAGAGGTATACTTTTTTCGCCTCAAAGCTACCTGGAAAAATTCTTGGTACAATGTTTGAATAAATCTTTCCGCATAACCGTTTGTCCAAGGGTGCTTTACCTTGGTGGTTTTATGTTTAATGCCGTGAATAAGGCATGTAGCTCCAAAATGGTGGTCATAAGTGGGTTCTGATGAGCCATATTCTTTGCCGTTATCCGTAAGAACCCGTTGCAATTTAACGCGCATATATTCATAGTTATGATTTACATATTTTAGAAAATCAGCACTGGAATCAGCTGTTTTATCGGTATATAGCTTTGCCCAACCAAAACTGCTATGGCAGTCAATACCGACCTGGACGTAGACTTTCCCAATGCCGGCCAGGCGACCGATTAGCTTCCCGTCTTGGCTCATGAGGTACCCTGGTTGGGGGGCATGCACGTGCCGGTGCTGGCTAGCCTCTTTATCCAGTTCCCAAGCGGTTTTCTCCTGCGGGGGTTGCAGGGAATCAATCCATTTAAGGCGTTTTTTCCTGGTATTTAGGTCGTTGCGCTTGAGCACGCCATAGACAGCGGTTTCGCCAACTAAAATAGCGCCATTTTCCGGCAACCTTAGCTCATCGCTGATCCTCTTTGGTCCATAAGCCGGGTGATCCTGAACAAAGGCTAGGATAGCTTCCTCAACGTCTGGAGGTGTCTGGTTAGGCCTGATGGTTGGGACACGTTCTTTATCATGTAATCCGTCCTCGCCTTGTTCCTTATATCTGCTTAAAAACTTATAGAAAGTGGTATGGGACATTTGGCATCGGCTGGCTATTTCGCGACGGCTATGAATTTTTCTGCTATCAAGTATCATCGCTTGCCTTCTGCAGCGTAATACGGTAGGATGAGTATACACAGTAGTTCCCCCTTATCTTGTTGATGTAGCAATTACCATTATAAGGGGAGTACTGTGGATACTCAACCATCTGGGACAACCCCGGGTGGTTGATTTGTTTTCCCAGTGTGTTCCAATTTGTCAACCCATACTCAACTTAACACACGCTTATTAAATGACCCTCAATGTCAAATAAGACCAGGTACGCTATTATCATGGAGACCGGTGCCAAAGAATCAATTAAAAAATTTACAGATTGTCGATAGTTTAGCAAGTGCAACTTTCGAAGCTTTTGAGCCAAATGAATTTGGAGATGTTGAACCAGCCTATATTTTGAAAGCGAAAAAATATTTCTACGTGAGAAATGGAAATTTGTTTAGTTATGGCTTAAAGTTGTTTCCTGATGCCGGAAACAGCAAATTCATCCAAAAAGAGTACCCTTGGTTGAGAAATCTTTAAGAAAATTTTATTAAATTTTAAAATATCTGTTTACAATTTAGTAAAAAGAGATATAATAACAGTAACAGGCTAGCGCGGGGCAAATGGAAGGTCGCCTTAGTGGCGGCAGCGCTTTTTAGCGTGGGTTCTTCCTCCCGGGGTCTGTTTTTATTTTGTTATGGTTTTCAAAAGTAGTGAAAACTTTTCAGGCCGCATATTCCCCCGACCGTCAGCGTCGTGTACTTCACCCGGCCCCAGCTCCCAGGCGGCAGCCAACCAGCGCCGCCTTTTTCTGTGCCATTCACATTGCCCCAAAACAAACCAGCCCCCGGCAGGCACTGCAAGCACACCGGGGGCTGCGTATACGGGGCGCTTCCCACGTATAGCATCCCCAACCCCGCCATTTTTATGCAAAGCAAAACGCCCCATGTAGGGGCGTTAACCACTGCTTCAGACTATGGCATTGCCCGGCAAACATTAGACCACAAATTTTACTTCTCTTTACCGTAAAAGCCGCCAAAGAAAGGGAACCCAAAAAATAGAAACAGCAGTAGTAAGAGTGGAAGAAAGCCCCCGAATCCGAAACCAGGAAAGAATCCATGCCCATAACCAGGCTTTCCAGGTTTATAACCAGGCTTTCCAGGTCCATAACCATACCCCATAAATACATACCTCCTTGTTAAATCTGTCGTTTGATGTTCTACAATATTCAAATGCCGTGGAGAATGTTACCAATTTATATAAGCCAAAAGCGCCCCTTGTGGAGCGCTCCTGGCTGCCTTATTTACTTCCCGGCTTCATAAGAGTAACCGCCGCCAAAGAACCCCATACCAAACACCAGCAGTATCAGCACCAAGAACAGAATTGAGGCACCACCGCCACCACCGTAACCATAACCCATTAACACATTCCTCCTTTGCAAAGGATAATTTTGGCTTGCCGATTTATAATATTCAGCCAAAGAGGAAAGTGTTACCGCTTTGTCGAACCTTCCTCCGACGTGACCACATGACCATGAATCCTATTAAATTACAGATAGAGCAATAAAGTTTACATATCTGAAAGGAAAATTGTGGGAAGTGGCGAAGTATATCACCGGTGATGTTATGGCGGTACGGAATAGATTAAAATCTATCAGGCATCAGCACGAGATGAATCAGAAGGAGTTTGCCCAGTACCTGGGACTATCAGCATGGTCATATAATCGATATGAAAAGCAAGTTATACAACCGTCGCTTGAAGTAGCTCTGGCCATAGCCGAACGATTAAAGCAGCCAGTTGAAGAGATATTTTACCGTGAGTCCAGCGAATAAGCTGGGCTTTTGCTATTTTGATGGATTGCATTTCCACCAAATAAAATTTAGAGGACAAGCAATTTTTTTGCCGTGCTGCATATATTGAATTATCAACACACAAAGGAGGAAGCCGAATAATGGAACTGGCAGTAAGTTGCCCAACCCGCAAAGATATGCAGGTGATGGAATCGGCGGTGGACGTTTTCCTGAGAACAAAACACGGCGCGGCCAGGAATGTAATGCACTCAGTCCTGCGGTTGATGATGGATAAGTACCGGACCGATAGGATGGTTCTTAGCCGATGCTGTGTCAGCAGGAACGGAAATTATGTGCGAGTAATGGCAAAAAACTATATCACCGGCCGTGAGTGCCCAGGGTGCGGCAAAGATTTTATGTGTACTGAAGTAAGCATCGTCAGCATATTTGAGGGCAGCGAAGCGGACAGGGTATGCTATGGGTGTTCTTGTGGAGAGATATTCGGGAGAGTGGAGGCAAAAACTTAACCCGGCATTAGCCGGGTGTTTTTGCTTTCTAATGCGTCGCCCAAACGTCGCCCAAACTCTCAAAAAACCGCTTCAATATGCATATATTTGCATAAATAAATATATTTTAAAAACCGCGTCATTACTGGGCTTTTTCTGATGCCGGCCGGGGCAGCAGATTTCTTTTAACGCACTCGTAATGCGCAGGCC